TTGATGGTCTTGCTATAATCAGCGGTCAAGTCCGTAGGATTTTTGGCAACGCTTGAATAAAGGGTTATATCTCCTGTCGGTAAAGTAGACCAATCAACGCTACCTATTCCGTCTGTATCTGTCGTACACAGGGTAACAGGACTTCCGTTGTCCATATAGTAAATGGTATCTGACGGAGCGGAGACTATGATGTCGGTCTGTGCGGTGTGTCTGCCATATAATTGAAGTTTCATTCCACTACCAGGAGACCAACCAGCGGTAGAGGCTGTAATAGAAAGTCTATAATAGAGATAAGACGTAGTATTACTTACATGATAAGTATTAGTGGTATTTCCCCACGTTACCTCTATATCAGAACTTATATCCGTCCAATCATTAACGCCAGTATTAGAACCTTGTAATTTTGCAGACCATATAGTAGTATTAGGACCCCCAACACCGCTTGTTGTCACTTTTGTAATGCATACAGGTGATGTGAATTCGTATTGTAACCACGAAGGATTGTCATTCTGGTTTGGGAGCCACCCTGCGCTTGTTTGAGTGGTGAATGCGTTCCAACCCGGATAACTTCCATACTGAGTATACTCACTACTTTGACTAACTTCGCCACTTGGAGTTGTTGCACTCGTCATTGTCGGTACAGACACATCAAGCACATACTCAAAATATGTACTTCCCGCAATCGCACTCGCCCAAGTGCTATCCGATAGGAGTGCATCACACGCATAGTCATACATTCCCAAAAGGCGCATAGCGTCTGCATCTGCGACTATCGTACTCGCCCACGTTGTAGAACGTGCCATATAGTCACAAGCGTTGCTATCACCTAACAGGGTGGTATATGTGTCCGTATCTGCTAACACTTCTGATAACGTGGTATAGGCTTTATCCGTTATTCCTGCACATTTTAACCATATCTGTATATCATCTGTGGGTGTTGCTGTGCTACCATTCGGCATAGTCACAAGGCTAACCGCATATGTGGTCTGTTCTGATACCACAAGGCTTTCATAAAAATCCTCACCTTGATAAGTAACAGTGAAGGTATATGTATCTGCCTTTTTAGCATAGAATGTACCCTGTCCTGCATTATCAAGAGTAACAGTATCAACAATGATATGTAAAGAATCAGTTACAACAACATCTTCTCCATATATATTTTCATCACCCTGTATGTTTACAGTTGCCTGCCAAAATGCAAGAGTAATGGGATAATTGCTGAAATAAGGTACATTAATCACAGTTGTTGCTGTATCTGTGCCATTAGTTGCACTTATGGTTATATTACCAACTGCTGTGAAACTCTTAACCTCGGCATCACCTGCATTGTTGATTGTGGCTGTCATTGTTGTAGTGCCATCTGTTACAGTAACAGTTTTGCCCACCAGAGTGCTTTCATTTGTATGAATCTTAAAGATTGATCCAGACATGCCTTCCTGTATAGCATCGATCTCATTCTGCAGATGCCCTGCCACATCACCATCAAGCACATAATGAAGATTGGCAAACCAATCATCGAATTCATCCTTTTCATCTGCCATCCATGCAGAGAAATTAGCACGCTGATCATCAGACCAATTCTCAAAATCAGCCTCATATCCATTTTTGAATTCTTGATAATACTCTGCGAATTGTGCAGAAAACTGCGTGAAATCCATTTCTGTAACTGTACCTGCCACAATGCCGCACAGATCAGCATCCGCTCTGGTATCAGTAATATTGGCCTGTGTGATCTCTGTTACACCTGCGCCAACATAAATCTGCGCAAGCACTAACTGATATATTGCACCACTTCTAACAGGTGGAGTGGGAACAGGATCATTAAGATTTGTATAATCACCTGTTACAACTTTCAGAGTAAAATCTCTGTTGGTATCATTTCTTTCTACAACGATCGTGTCTATTCTTGGATAAATACCATTAGCAGGATCAAGCGTCAACTGTGTAGATGCATCATAAATCATCACTTTACCTTTGATGTTGACATATCCTGTGCCTACAGATACATTCATACTGCCTGCGGCAGTAACAAACAGATCACCTGTAAATACACCTGTTGTAAAGAATTTCTTTAACCAATCCGAAAATGAATCGGCATTATATACTCTGTCATGATCAACAGAATTATAAAATAGTGCATGATCAGCCATCGTCTTTATCCTCCCAATCTATTGTTTCGGGTAAGGGATTCCCGAATACAGGCTCGATAACTTCATTTCCATATTCATAGGTTTCTTGGATGGCAGACAATCTCAAATCCTGTGATATGCCCCAATTAACCTTATTCGTTGTTATTATATCACCTAAATCATAGTTTGTGCGATAATTAAAGTTGCCTTCTGGCACAGTTTTACACTCAAAGTAATTGTAAAAGGCATTATCTTCAAGCGCATCATATCCTCTCTGCCTTAATTTATCCAGATATTGCGCACTTGTAAGATTCTCTGATGATATATCAGAGCCATTGCGGTACATCTCTCTGCGCTCAAGGCCTGTAAGAGAATCATCGCCAACTTCCACATATACTCTTGATGATCCTTGGCCTTCTCCACCTACATAGCATATGTTGCTGTATACTTGATTATTCTCTTCATAATCGGCCTCACTCAAGTTGTTATACTCTTCGGAAAAGATAACCCTATTGCGATCACTCTGGTGAATACTTCTATCAAGGCCCTTGTATATCTCAAAATAGATTACCTTATCAGTAAAATCTGGCCTAAATCTGAATCCCAAATTAGCAGATTTGGCAAGTTTCGATTCATATGCAAGCAGATTCTTATATGTTGCTTGGAATTCGATTTCCTCATCAAATCCCATCAACTCACCCAATTCCACATTAGGGATCGATACAGCATTTGTAAGAATCGTGCGCATAGCAATTTCAACCTTGCCACTAAAATTGAATGTGGGCCGAATAAGCCTACGATCCATATAGGATGTAAGGAATCTGCCCTTGGCTGTAACCTCATTCTTAAGCACAGTTTCTTCAATATAGATGGATTCGATCACACCTGCATCAACTGCACCACGCTTCCACACAAGGTTATTGAGCCTTAAGAGATTTATTGTGGATGCTGTTACAGGCGCATGCAATTCAAATTCACCACTTTCATTGTATCTTCTGATCCAAAGCAGTGAACTCTGATTCTCAATTATACCCAAGAAATCCATTTGCGGATTATATATTCTGATCTCCATTATGCCCTCGCATGCTTGAATCTGTATGATATGCCAACTGTCATATATTCCTCACCAGAATCCGCACTGTAACCGATGTTGTTATTACCTCGCATCAACTGTATGAAATCAGAATCCTCTGTAAGATATTCATTGATCTCTGTTGTAGTGCCTTCTCTGGTAAGATACACATGCTTATTGCCTGTGCCTGTGGTAATTGTCACCACATCGCCCACCTGTGTTTCCAGAGGCTTTGCAGTGCTTCCTACAGTGATATGCGTATCAGATTCAACACGAATGATACTTGGATTCACAACTGCACCAGAGCATGATATGCGGATGGTCATGCCAATATTATCCTCGGCATAATCATTCACAATGTTCTGGATTCTCTCTGCAGATTGATATCCGAATTCAAAGCCTTCGCCTTCATCTTCAAATTCAAACTCAAAATTGCTAACCCATGATGCCATATATACAGTTGTATCATTTGGATCATAGAAAAAAGGATCGGGGCAGATAAGGCTAATGGTGTGATATCTCACACCAAATGTGCCTGTTGATTTCATCGATTCAACATAGTAATCAATTACTCTTACATTCTGCCCATTCTCTGATATCTCAAGCAATCCAACTTCATTATCTTTGAATAACTGATTAAGAGAATTCCTATCCTCTGGAAAATTACCATCATCCTTAAGAGTAAGCACAATGTTTCTGAATTTGGCTGTACTACCTTGATATTGCGCACCATCAATCATTGTATTCTCTGATACATGCACATTATTTATGGCATCATATATGCCATCTGCACTTACAAGGATGAATGGTGTAAGATCACGCTCTGTGAAGCGCATTGATACACCATCTTTATTTGTACATCTTATAATTCTATCTGCCGCCATTATCCAACTGTCCTCAATTTTAATACCATCTCACGATTAGCATTTCTTGTTAATCTTGCTGTTTCTGATGGATTCAATTCTCTCGGTGAATTGATTGTAAGATTCTGCACGAATCCACCACTATATATGCCGCCATTGCTTATATCGCCATTCATTCCCACTTGAACAGTATCAAGAGGAAAATCTGTTGCAGATATCATCGATGCCATTGCATCATCAACAACTCCTAAATTAGATGTTATACCAATGGCTAAACCTTCGTCAATCATCTGGCCTATCCACTTAAATACTTTTGATGGTGATTCAATACGCAATGAATCCTTTATTCCCTGCACCAACTTATCTGCAAGGCCTTTAACCTTATCAATAAGGCCTCCCCATCCATTCTGAATACCATTCCACAGGCCTTCTACAATATTATGGCCCACTTCAATCAATTTGCTTGGCAATTCCAGAAGGCCATTGATGAGCCTTGTGCCAAATCCCTGTGCAGTTTCAGCCGCTCTATTCTTCATATTCTCACCGAAACTGCGCACCTTATCCATAATATTATTGAATATCTGGATAATTCGGCTCGGCAACTGCAGGAAGAATTTGATGAATTCACCGATTGCTCGGCCTGCATAATATGCAAACTTTTCTGGCAACTGCGATAGGAATGATTGTATGTTATTGATAAGCGTTGTTAAGTTTGTCTTTACTGTTTCAACAAAACTTGTGCCAAGTGTAATTAATAACTGCAGTATTGATTGCCCAATTGATGTGATCGCATTCAAGAATTGAGGCCCATTTTCAATTATTGTATTTACAATAGTGGTTATGATCTCTGGAATTGCATCCACAAGGGCCTGTATAATTTCTGGAAGTGCCGCAACAATGGCTAATGTCAACTGTACAAGGCCTTGAATTAGCAAAGGAAGGCCTGTTATAAGGCCATCAATTATGGCCTGTATAATATCGGGAAGTGCATAAATAAGTGCTTCAATTATCTGCGGAATTGCCTGCACAATGCCATTTACCAACTGAATCGCACCGTTAATCAATATCGGAATTGAATTAATCAAGTAGTTTACAATAGACGGAATAACATCTGACAATGCGGCAATAAAAACAGGAAGTCCATTCAAAATACCTTCTATAAGACCATTTAACAAGTTCATTCCTGCTTCTAACAATAATGGCATATTATCGTACAGAGTTGTCACAAACTGCATCAAGAAGGAAACGGCAAAAGGTATGAGTTCAGGTAACATTTGAGCAATACCGTTCATTATACCTGAAACCATTTGCATGCCACCTTCAAGCAATTTGGGAAGTGAGCGTATTATACCTCTTAATAATTGTTCTGCTATCTGCACTGCGGCATCAATAATTACATCCAGATTATCAAGGATGCCCTGCCCTAATGCGCCTAATAATTTCATTCCTGCGCTTACCGCATCTGGCAATTTACTGATGATCATATTAAGGCCATTAGAAAGAATAGTGCCAAATGTTTCCATAGCACCTTCAAGGCCGCCTTCTTGGAATGCGGCTGTAAGTTTTGATAATCCATTTGTGCCAAACTGCACAAATTCTCTTAATGATGGAGATAGCACATCGGATATAGCAATCTGTGCGCCTTCAAGAGCGGATTTGAACAGTGTAACATCACCTGCAAGGTTATTCAACTGCGTTTTAGCCATTGCAGATGCCGCACCTTCTGCATCAAGAATACTTGCGCCAATTGAATCCCAATCCTGCCCCACAGCATTCAAGAGTGCTTCTGCAGATGCCAAATCCCTTGTATTAAATAAATCGGAAATAGTCTGGATTTTTTCCTCCTGCGTCATGGTATCCATTGCAGTTGTTAGATCACCAAACACATCCGATAATGATCTCATCTTACCTTCGGTATCAAATACGGCAACACCCATTGCTTCAAGGGCCTGTGCGCCTGCATCTGTAGGAGATGATAATTTAAGAAGCATGTTGCGCATATGTGTGCCTGCTTCTGATCCCTTGATACCTGCATTAGCCATTGCAGTAAGAGCGATCTCCAATTCCTGCACACCATCAACTTCTGCCATAGTGCCATCTGCAAGTGTAACCATGCCACCATTCAATTCCTGTGCAAGTCCACCCACAGTAAGGAATGCATCGCCTAACTGCTCAACAGATGTATTACCTGTTGATGCCGCTTTTGCCATCTCATCTACCATCTGCGATGTACGCTCAAGAGATATGCCAAATGCGGTCTGTGTATCTGTTACCATATCAGAGGCCCTTGCCAAATCCATTGATCCTGCGGCCGCAAGATTAAGTACATTCGGCAACATCTCCATTGATGTATCGGCATCATATCCTGCCAAGGCCATATAATTCAAAGCATCTGCCGCCTGTGTTGCGGAAAATGCTGTAGTTCTGCCCATTTCCTGTGCAAAATTGCGCAGATTATCAATCTGATCAACAGTTGTGCCCATTGTGGCGGCAACCTGTGACATAGATGAATCAAAACTCATCCCTGTTTTTACTGATGCCGCACCAAAGCCTACAACTGCTGTTGTTGCCGCACCAACTGCCGCCATACCAACTTTAGCCGCAGTTGCAAGGCCGCTTCCCAATTTTGAGCCTGCTGATTTTGCGGAATCTAAACCTTTATCATATTCACTTGAATCAAGGCTTAATTTAGCATATAGATCAAATACATTCATGATTTATTCCCCAAATTTTAATCCTGCATGTAGCATTACATCTGCCACAATCTCATCACCAGATCGAGTATCAACTACTCTCTTGCTATCATCGATTATTTCTCTGTATGATTTCTGCAAGCATTTGTTTTGCGGAATCAATTGCAAACTTGTTGAAACATAAATGCGGTATGCCTCTTCACGATTGTATTCGTCAATTCGTGCCTCGACATACCGCATAAAAGGCTTTATTTCTCTTCGGCCTCTGTATTCTCCGTAACAGAGCCAGAAGATTCTGCTTCCGTCTGCGCCTGCTCCGCAAATCCGAAAAAAGATTTGATCTCTTCACTCTGCCCGATATCTGCAAGGATATTCACCAATCTTAAAACTATATTCAAGCCATTGATTGGCTCTGGATCAATCCGCAACATGATCTCTGTTGCTTCCTTCTTGTGTGTTTTAAGGATTTCTTTCGCAATTGTCATTTTAGGCTTTCCAGATTTAACTACCTTCTGTACCTTATCATCACCTAAAATAGATGTTAATGGCTCAAGTAAATCTGCCCACAACTCAATTGCTTCATCACCTTGATAATCGGAAAGTTTTTTCATTAGATCAAATCACCTCTTTCTTCTTACGGCTATTCTGCCGCAGTTACAACAACAGTACATGTATCGGTATATGCCACACCATCAACAGTTATGGATGCAGTTATGATCGCATTACCTGCGGCCTCACCTGTTACAACACCATTTGCAACAGATGCCTTTGTGCCATCGGATGAAGTCCAAGTAACAGTTTCGCCTGCAGGGATCGTTTCTGCAGTAAGTGTGATGGTCTTATCCTCTTCAACTGATGCCGCATGAGTATTAAGCAGTACGCTCGGCTGTACCTCTTCACCACCATGCTGAATGTAGATTTCATAAGGTACAGTATCCTGTGCATCCATGCTGTAATGGCCTGTAAACTCAAAGGCAAACTGTCCTTTAGCCTTATCACCACTCTGAATCTGGAATCCACCTGTATTCAGTGCATTCATCATCTTGATCGCAACAAAGCCTGCATTATCACCTGTGTTCACATCGCTGTAATCACCAATCCACCAGAGTGTTTGGAAATCGGTCTTAAGCAGATCATTTCTCGGAATGATGTGTGTGGGATCAAGTTCATCAACATCAGCCGCTCCTGCAAGCATCTTTGCTGTTGCCGCAGAAAGAGTAACGAATGTACCAGACATTGTAACCTCATGCGAATCAAGTTTCTTTAACTCAAGCATGTTTTTCGGGCAGTTGTCGATATCATCACCAAAATCAGTATATTCGATGGAATCCTTGAAACTAACACCACCTGTAGTTGCTCCAAGCAATCTGCCGATTGTGCCTGTTGACGGAATAAAACTGTCAACAAGAATGCCTGCATTCAACTGTATATCTTCAAATGCTGTTGTAGGAATCTGTGTATATTTCATTCCTGTTTCCTCCTGTTAATCTAAAAACTCAAGTTGTATGTTCAATACAATTCTTCTTATCAATTCATCACTCGGATCACCCATTCTCTGTGCCCAAGGAGTGCCTTTTGTTATCCACATAGCACCTTGATCATACTTGATCATGCGGCCTCCTCTTGTGATGAAATCAGCGATTTCCTGCTCTTTAGCAGTAATCTCACTCCAACTACTACTACGATACCACAGCGATGCGGTCTGCGCAAGAGTGCCACCAAAATCATCGCTTGATACCTCATAGGTAATATAGGGCAATTCTGCACCATCTGGCACAGATGTTTCATCATATGCCTTTAACTTAAAACCATTCCAGAATGCATTAAGTGCCTGTATTTTATTCATAACTGCCACTCCTCTGCGGAATACTGCCGCATATCAAGTGCCGCTTCTTCTGGTGTTTTCTTATCATCAGAATCAGATATTAATCGGAATATCTTTTTATCCGATTCTCTGCGGATCACAGTATGATAATCAAGTACAACATTCTTCTTCACAGTTAAGGTATAGGATGCTGTAACACCCATTGCCTGTGCAATCTTCATCTGTGTGGAATTATCAAACACAATAGCACCCTTAATGGTAATTCCATCTGTCCATATTGTTTGAGTGCCACCATATCCATCATCTGCTATTGTTTTATTAAGGATCGTAAAATCCTCATATGCATTTTCAAGTAAACTCATAATGCATTGATCCTCCGATATAACTTAAGCCTTGATGCAAATGTGCCCTGCCATGTGGGAACAGATGATGCACCACCTTCTGTGCTTCCTCCAGATGCCTTACTATATGAATATCCACCAAATGATTCGCTTGCAAATGGTGACATTGCCGCAGAATCAGCACTGCCATTCTTTTCCTGCCATGCTTCAATCTCTTCCACAAGTGCAAGGAAATCTGCAGGTGGTGACATAACCCAAATTGCGCCATGCCATGATTCATCCTGCAGAGGCTTTTTTACTAAATCTGAAACTTTATGCACACCATCATTCAGCCTGCTACCTATAATACGAATGTAATCTGTGGGAATATCAATAATAGGCGAAACCTGCCCTTCTGAAATCACAAAATCACCCACATACTTATCATTCGCATAAGTAAAGTAATTCTTTATTTCACTGCAAATCTCGCCTATCATATCATTTCTCCTGTTTCTTTTTTGATACAGCCTTTTTCTCTGCAACCTTCACTTCTTCTGCCTTCGGCTCTTCAACCTTTTCGGCTTTTGGAGCAGGAGCAGAGGCCTTTGCCTCTGCCCATCCACTCCCAAGAAAGGCATTGATATGATCACTGTTATCCAGAGAAATAGTTTGTCCATCTTTGGTTAAAACCATATCGATTCTCCTTTACAGGTACAATCAGAATGTTCCAAACAGCGTTGCGATTTCTTCTGGTCTGGTAACTTTTGCGCCATATACATGCAGACCACGAACAGCATCAGAGAATGATGCTTCGGGGCGCAGTGCTTCGGTCTTAATGATCTGCTCTGCATAAGTGGTAGCATCAGCAACCTGTGCGGTAATGCTGTATACAGGAGTGTCTGCAGAAGTCTTAACAACATTATTGCTCATGTAGATATCAAATCCTGCAACTCTACCAACAAGGCCATTGGTGATTACACCATCAGCGATGCCCTGTACAGAGGTAAATCTTGCATCCTGCAGAAGCAGTGCATATGCTTCGGGAGGAACAACAAGGCTTCTACCCTGTGTAGGCACATTAGCCTTATCAAGTTTAGTGCGCAGTGCAACGATATACTGATAGATATTTGATGCAGTAAGAGCGATAGGTGATGCGGCTGATCCCACATAGTTATCAGATGATCCACCTGCGGCAATCTTGCCAAGCAGGAATGCATCAGATACATCGGCAAGGCTGTATGCGGCTCTGCCCATTGCAGTATCCATGATATCACCTGCGGCCTGTGCGGCATCTACATCATCAAGAGCGAATGCAAAATACTTCTGCTGATCGATAACAAGCGTCTGATCTGTAGTTGAAAGTGCATCATAAGTAAGATCAGTGCCCTGTGCATAAGAGCGAACAGATACAGCACCAAGAGAATTGATGTGTACAGTATCGCCTGCATTCTTGATCTCACCTTCATAGTTCCTGTTTACCAGATTAGTTGCTACATGATTTTTTTCGAGTGCGTAAAGTAATCTCGCATTCCAAAGTTCGGGAATAAAACTTGTAACTGCCATGATTTTTCTCTCCTTTTAAATCTGTCCAAGGGAATCTTTTATAGAATCCCAATTCTTGTTGATCTCCTCTGCAGACATTTTGCGGATATCATCCTTGCTGTATGCCTTATGGGGATCAGTTGCAGGTGGTGTTGCTGTTTTAGCACCCTGCTTGCCTTCTGTGACAATAAAATCTGCCCACTCACTCTTGATGCCTTCCACAATGCTATCAGAATCCTTGGCTTTGCCATCCTCATCGATCTCTATATTGGAAAGATCAGAAACTTTGATAATTGAATCAAATCTCTTATCGGATATTCCTGCCTCTGCAAGCAATGCTCTGAATATCTTTTCCTTCTGCGCCTGTGATGCTTTCGCATTCACATCTGCTCTGTACTTGGTATATTCTTCCTGCAGTGCCTTCAATTCATCGGATGCGCTCTTTGCATCTTCCAACTTGGCCTGCGCTTTCACAAGGTCTTTTTCCACAGAGCCTAATCGATCTGCTTCGGCCTTGTATTTCTCGGCATCTGCCTTGAAAGTATCTCTTTCCTGTGCAATCTCATCAATTGTACTCTGATGAGCATCGATGATCTGGCTTATCTTATCATCATCCAACTCCATTGCTTTCAGCATTTTTCTTGTAAGTGCCATAGTATAATCTCCTTTGCTTCGGTGTCAGTGCTTTGACATTAGATTTTTGTTGTGGGCAGTGCTTTGCCCTCTGAAATAAAATATACATTTCTCCTGCTATTTTGTCAAACATATATTCTGTTTACATAGTGCCATGTGTAGGATGTTACATTTTTGCCTTTTACTAACTTTCTCTATAGAAAATATTTTTTTTTACAAAACTATTTTATTTTTACTAAAAATGTAACATTAAAAAAAGAAAAAAAGTATATATATTAATATAAAGAATATAGTAAAATCAAGGCTTTGCAGGGCATTAAGTCCAATTTATAGTACAGTATCAATCATACACGATCCTACACACCCAAAATCGAACATATGTACTAAAAAGAAACACCTGTTCGATATTTGCGCCATTTCCCGAACAGATGTTTCATATTAAATAATGTATGTTATTGTGCTTTTACTCTTTCAGAGATGCTTCCATGATTGCCTTGTAATGATCTGTGTGATTTGTGGCGGCATCTCGCAGGAAGTGTGCCTTACCTGTATTGTGCTGTGCCATATCATTGTATTCCACATAAGGCGCATATTCTACATTCGTGCCAATATACACAGCATTCTCTGCATCTACCACTTGATGAGTAATGCTGTTACGCAATCGGCCTGTATCCACAGGTGTTTCATCCTTGGCATAACCTTCTGCCTCCTGTCCTATGGCATCAAGGCCTCTGATCACCTGCGCATGCATTGCCGCAAGAAATTCTGGAGAATGATCATCGATTTTTACACTAACTATCTTTGCCATTGAATCGCCTTACTTTCTATCGCTGAAAAAATCTGCCCAATAAGGATTTTCTTCATCGAATATAGCCACTTCTTTTGCGCTCATATTATATGGATAATCCTCAAAAAGATTATATTGTTTCTTCTTGTCAAAACTAAATATAAATTCTCCGATCACATCACGATTATCAAGCCACCAGATTTGATCGCTTTTATTATTCTTGTACCAATTACTTGATGCCACCTGTTACTCCCTTCTTCTGCATATTTGTTGCAGTATTTATATATCCTAAAACATCTTTAAATTCATCTGTGTTCTGGAATGATTCAACTTTTGCCAAATAGCAATATCCACTTACTGTTTTTCTACACCCAAATCGCATATTTAATGTTTCTACCACTGTTCTGCTAATCGTTCTTGTTCCATCAACATATTGGCCTGTTGCATAATCATATATTTTAGAAGGCACAGTTTTTTTGTATGCAAATGGATTCCATCCATTCTCTGTTTTTGATTGTAACTCCAGATATTCCAATCCATTCTCTGTTTTTCTTATTATAGATGCATGCCTTCCGCATATAAGCATATATTCCTTATTAGGCTCAATATCTTTTATGATTTTTGCAACTCCTGTTGCTTCTTTTGATACAATTGTGCTTTGAATGTTGGCATTGGCAGTTTTCATCGCCTCTTTCCATCCACCTCTGGAGAACATCTCTTGGCTTGCTCCACCTCTGAAATCAGTTACATCCAAGCCTACCTTATTGCCGCAATAAGATAATGCCAATGATGCGCATGACCCCTTGGTCATATCTCCACCTGCCAACTTCTCAATTATCTGCTCATCAGTTAATGGCTTTGATAACTCCTCAACATCCTTATATGTGATATTATTGCCTTTTGCTCTTGCAATTAATCTATCATGAGCATCTTGATCTCCTTTAGGTTTTACAACAGATTCTTTAGGTTTAATGGTTTCTCCCTTCAAGAATCGCCTTGCCTTTTCCTCTGCCATCTGCTCATCATGCAATGTGGCATCTCTCTTGTATCCTACCTCGGATATGCTTCCATCTTTCCGCTTGAATCCTATGATATGTGTGCGCATGGAGCATCGGCAATTCCACACTTCCTCTGCCGCACCTGCAGGATCAGCAGGATACATGAGGCCATTGCTGAATTCCTCATTAATATCAACTTCTTCTCCATCTATATCAATATGGCTCTTCCTTGTGCGATCATCTGGTGTTGCCATCCATACCTTCTTTTGTACAACTCCCTGTGATTCAAGATTCTTGTATGAATCAAGCCTGCCTGCATTCTCTGCCTGTGTGGTAAGCGTTCTGGCATTGCGCACTGCAGATGCATCATTGTTTCCGATTACATCCTTAAGGCTTTCTGCAATCTTCGGTATGCTGTCACCATTCAAGATACCCTGCAGAAGTTTACTGCTCATCTGCTTGGTATTCCATCGCTCATCCTTCGGGATATCAATCTTCTTTGCAGGCAATGTAATATCGCCTTCTCTCTGCAATCTGGCAACTGTGGCCTCATCTATCAGAGAAAAGGATACAAGATCGGCATTGTAATCCGCTTCACTGTTTTCCCAAATATATTGATCTCTACTCTTTGCCATTTACTCTGATCCCCACACGCTTGCACTCTTCTGCTACTTGATTGTAATTCATTGCATATATTTTCCGCATGCTCTTATTCGATACATCCAGAGCCTTCTGATTAACATATGATAATGTGGCTGTGATATCCTTTACCAACTTCTTGTACTCGGCAGAATCCATTGTTAAGGCCTTGACTTCATCGGAATATGCCTTTTTCAATTCGGCTCTTTTATCCCAATCATGCTCATTGATATATGCCTTATATTCCTTCTCGGTTTTCTTCTTAACCATCATCATATATTTGGCATACTCTCTTTCAATACTTTTTAAGGCAGGATCATCCTTATAAATCCTGCCTATTTCACGCTCAATCCTTGCCAATTCCTTATCTGTTTTCTGCCTTGCTTTATCCATCATTTCTTCCCTTCAAGGCTTTTGGTGTATTTATCCCAATCAATCTGCAGTTTGGATTTGATCTGTGTTACCACTTCGGTGATCTCTGATTTTATTTCCTGCTTTTGCTCATCGGATAAGGCATCAATCTTCTCTGATAGATTATTAAGCATATTCTCGATGTTCTTTATGCTTGCCTGTGTATTGGCAGATGAAAATTTTGCCTGTGTGCTTCCTGTGGATTTTGTTGCCTTCTCCGCACTTGCACTCTTTGCTCCACCTGCACTCTTGGATGCTGATGCCTTACCACTGCTTCCCTTGGCGGCCTTCGCAGATGTGGCCTTTGGCTTTGCATACTTGCTATCTGATTTCAGTTTGCTTATGGCATCCAGAGCCTTCTGCTGATATTCCTTGCGAATCTGCTCTTTCTCTTCATCTGTTTTGGCCTTTGAAAGAGCCTCATTCATCTCTTTCTTGATCTTTTCCTTAATCAGAGCCGCTTCCATCTTGCCTGCATCGTTTAATCCTGCAGTTGAAAGGCCAACAAGGCTTGTTGTTTTCGCCTTGCCACTGCCCTTCTTTCGGCCCTTTTTCAAGCCTTTTTTTCGATACTTAAGATAGTATTCATGTGCTTTTGCCGCATCATAAGCCATATCAGATACCTCCTAATATGCCTTCAAGTTGTGATATAAGGCTTGCAATGGAATCGGTATCAACCTCTTCCTCTTCCTCAAGGCCAAGCATATCTTCTTCCTCACCAAGCATCTCTTCCTCATCGGCAAAGCGATCTGCCTCTTCCTCATCTTTGCGATTCATGATCTCATCAATCTCATCGATGTTAAGGAATGGAAGATGCTTGAGTATTGTTTCATCATCCAGATATTCACCTGCCGCAAGCACCATGTTGGTTACTTCTGGCTGATTAGTGGTTTTTCTTCTGTGGTATGTAGGTGAATCATCTACTCCTGCAAGTGCAAGCAGAGCCTCAATACACTCTGTTACACAGTATTCATATCCATCACACTTTAATTCCAGATTCTCATATGCACTCTGTATTGCTGTGGCTGTAACATTGCCTGCAGATACCTTATCAGTGTCAAGTGCCATAGCATCACGATATAAGGAATCACGCAAATCCTGTAATCCTGCCTGCCTTGCTTGATAAGGTACATCAAGCGTGTGGGCCTCTGCCTTTGATCCCTGTTCATCTACCACTGCGGCCTTAACCACCTTCATGCGCTCGATGAATTTGGCAAGATCAATATCATCCATGCCGCCTGCATTTGTTATTGTCCAATATATCTGGCTTGCATCATCCAGATCATTCGCAAGGCCGCTCTGAATAAGATCATATCCATCAATCTTCTCTCGCAGGCCGATTAATTCACTCTGATGCTCCTTGTTTGCCCATAAAGGCACAATTGGGAATGATGGATAATTCTCACCATCAATGATCTCAACACCATCTGCAATAGATATCTTCTCAATCAACTTATATGCTCTTTTGGCCTGCAATACTTCGCCCTTACCATCTTTCCAGATGTACTCTGTATAACCATCCTCCTCATAAAGTGTGGCTCTTAATGGCTTGTTGTCTGCTATCTGCCAAAATCTGATGCCTGCATGAAGGCCACCATCTTCTTCACCAAACAGAGGTACAAATTCTGTGGCCTTAAACACATCAACATGATCCAAATTAAAGAACAGGAAAGATACCGCTCCCCAAAGCGCATACTCTCCTGCATTATATAACTCCTTATCAAAAATATCGCCACCCAATTTATCTTTTGTGGCATCATCGTTAAATGTCACACCATCGCCAAGGAGATATGAATTCTCCTGCTTAACAAAGATCGGGAAGAATCCATTACAAAACTTGTAATTGGCAGAGAAATTATCTGGCACAGCCTCTCCGCTCATTGTGTACAGTAATTTCTGATACTTAATGATTGTTGTGTTGCGCTTGCGGAAATAATCATATCCTGTGCATGCTTCTGCATAGGCTCGGCTCGTTTTGTAATCATTAATGGCCTGCGCAGTAAATTCCATCTTATTGCCTGCGCTCTTCAAATCCTCCCATGTTTTCATCGGTTTCCTCCTACATATAAATCGATTTATACTGCGCTTCTTGCTTCGGATACAAGAGCCTTGCTAAACTTGCCGCATCATCTGGCGCATCATCATGCTCTGCATCCTCAAAATAATCGCATATCTGCTGTATGTATTCCTTATCTGTGCCATCCACAAATATAAGGTCTTTCCAGATCGCCTTCAAATGTGTGACGATCTTGATGTACTTATTCTCTTTTTCTGCATATAGTATAACCTTTGCGCCTGCTTTGCGCAAATCCCTTGCCACAAATCCCTTATCGGCATTACTCTCATTGTATAACTTCCCACAGCAAAATCGCTCATAATCTGCCATGATATCCCCATAGCAATCCTCAACATGCTTTCTCTTACACTTCCCATACAGGTAATACTTGCCGTCATGTTTTGCCATAACTCCCCATGATGTGTAATCCTCACCATAGAAAGCGGAATCCACATGCATGATGCCCTGCATCACTGTATCTTCTCCTGCTCCTGTCTGCGGATCGGTAAAGATTACATCCTCTGATGCGATAATCCTCAATTCATAGTTGCAGGCAAAAAGCGATGGAATCATGGAATCCTTGATCTGTTGCAACTTCTCTGGAGATATAAGGCCTGTGTGGTAGCAATCGCAGATATCGATATCATCAATCAAAGAGAATACATCATCACCATGCCATTTTGTGCCTGTGTTAATGATCCTGCCGCCTCTGTTTTTTACATTCTGCAACTCTTGATACTGAATCTTTGTGCGATCTCTCTCTGCCTTGCTGATTCTGTCCGATATGTTACAGATATCATCGG